ACGTTGCATACGGCTTGGGCTACATCGTTACCCAAGAAGAACTTGCTGACAACCTCTATGAAGTTGTTTCCAAGCGTCGTGCTGCTGCTAACGCTTTCTCTATGCGTCAAACCAAAGAGAACGTTGCTGCTAACGTATACAACAATGCTTTCTCTAACAGCTATGCTGGTGGCGATGGCGTATCACTGTTGAACGCTTCACACCCTAACACCTCTGGTGGTACTTTCTCTAACTTGTTAACTGTTGCAGCTAACTTGTCTGAGGCAGCTATCGAGAACTTGATTATTCAACAAATGCTTGCATTGAATGACCGTGGACTACGTATCAATTTGATGCCTAAGAGCCTCGTTGTTCATCCAAGTAACTGGTTTGAAGCCAACCGTATTATGAAGTCTGTATATTCATATAACACTGGTGCTAACCCTCCTGGTACTGCAAGTAACGCTGTAAACGTATTACACGCTACTAACGCATTGCCAGAAGGTATCAAGATGAACCATTACCTATCAAGTACTAAAGCATTCTTTATTCGTGCTAACGTACCTATGAATACAGGTATGATTCACCAAGAGCGTCAAGCAATCACGTTTGACCAAGACAATGACTTTGATACGATGAATGCTAAAGCTAAATCGTATGAGCGTTATGCGTTTGGTTGGGGCGACCCACGTGCATTGTGGGGCACACCTGGAGTTTAATTAACTCGCACGTGAGCGATTCCCCCTAGTTTCCCAAAAGGTCTCTAGGGGGTTTTTTCTCTAACTTAAAGGAAAAAATTATGCCTAATAAAAAATTACGTGAAGGTCAGTCTATTGGAATGGGCGTAAAAGCTCCAGTTCAAAAGCCGACTAAAGACAAAGTTAAGAACCCAATGCAATCAACCAAAGCAAAGAAGCCTAAAGGCGGTTATTAATCATGGGTACTCACATTCTTCCATTTCAAATCCTTAATGATGGCTATAGAAATGCCACATTAAAGATTGCAGGATATGTTAATGGTACAGATATTACCGCTTACACAGTTCTTGACCCAAGTACATTAAGTCCAATTGATGCACAAGGAACATTAGCAAAAACAGTCCGTATCAAACGTATTAATTTTGACATTCAAGATGGAATTCAAGCTACTTTAAACTGGGATGGTGCTACCCCTCAACTATTGTGGGAATGTACTGGTCGTGGTGAAATTAAAGCTGGCCCATTTGGTGGCTTTACTGATAACGCAACAACACCTAATGGCAATATTACTTTGACAACTTTGGGTGGTGCAACAACTACCTTAAATACATCATTTGTAATTGTTTTAGAAATTATCAAAGATTAATTATGCAACACGCAATCAGCAACGCTAAAGAAATCCAATTTATTGCTACAGTTACCCGTGCAGACGGTACAGTAGAGGAATTGGGCGTTATTGATTACTGGCATAAAAACCCAATCAAACGAATTATTTGGAGAATTAAAAAATGGCTACACAGGTAAAGCACTGCTCTATCTGTAAGTCCATAAAGCTCTTATCTGAGTTTCATAAGGACGCATCTACTTCAAGTGGATATAAAACTGCTTGTAAGCATTGTACTAATGTTAAAAGAAAAGCTCGTTATTTAGAGAATACTTATGACAAAGAATATAAGGCTAAACCCGAAAACAGGGACTTGCATAAAAAATATTCAAAAGAATATAGAGAAAAGAATTATGAAAAAATCAGAAAGGTTATTTCTAATTGGTCATCTAAAAACAAGGACAAATGCCTTGCTAAGGTACTAAAATACAAGTACAAAAAGATGAATGCAACGCCTAAATGGAATTTTGAACTTACAGAATTTGTAACGGAAGAAGCAACCAATTTGGCTAAGTTAAGAGAAGCAATAACTGGATTTAAATGGCATATTGACCACATTATTCCCCTTCAAGGAAAGAATGTATGCGGTCTTCATGTTTGGAGCAATCTTCAAGTAATTCCAGCAGTTCAAAATTTATCAAAAGGAAACAAATATGGCAACCTTATTGGTTAACACAGGAAAAGCCGTTGTTACTAACCGTATTAACGGTGCTGGAACCACACCCCTTTATGTAGCATGGGGAACTGGTGCTGGTACTACTGCGGCAACTGACACGACTTTATTTACTGAATCTAGCTCTCCTGCGACTCGTACTACTGGTACAGCATCTCAACAAACAACTTCTACAACTAATGATACATTTCAAGTTGTAGGAACATTAACCTCTGGAACATCACAAACCATTACCAATGCTGGTACGTTTGATGCTGTGTCATCTGGTAACTTGTTTGTAAAGGGTGACTTTACAGGTATTGCGTTAAACAGTGGTGACTCAATTCAGTTTACGGTAAAAGTACAATTTAGTTAAAAATGGCAATAAATGGGTCTAGTGTAAATAGAGTTGCAATTAATGACCAGGATACGATAACTCTTACTCCTACATTATCTGTAACATCTACGAGCACTAGCACCATCTCTAGAATAGCCAGTATACTTAAAGCATTATCCGCATCGGCTACCTCGACAGCATCATTTGTCAGGGCAATAGCAAAGACCATTACGGCAACAATCGTTGCATCTACAGCAACAATAGTCAAATTACCCAACAAACTATTAGCGGTCACATCTACGACTACAGCTAGTTTTAAAAGGGCTATAGGTAAATTTTTAACCCTTGTTAGCGAGATGTCTGTAGCGGTAATTACAGAAAGTGCCTTTCACCTTATTCTTTTGTCTGTTACAGAAGCATCCGTAATAACCATTAAAAAGGCTATTGCAGTCACTAAATCGGCAACTTCCACCACAACAGCATCGTTTGTCAGAACAGTTAATTTAATTAAGAGTGTAGTTAGCACAAGCACTGCAACTTTAATTAAGTCAGCTAATAAGTTCTTGTCAGTTACATCTACGACTACAGCATCCTTTGTTAGAGCTATAGCCAAGACATTATTTGTCATTTCATCGTCTACAGCGTCCATAATTCGCTCTATAACGGCAAAATTGACGGTAGTATCTGCTACCACAGCATCTATCATTAAAAAGTCTTTAAAGACGCTTTCTGTGGTCAGTACATCAACCGCTACATTTATTCGATACATAGGGAAAACCCTAAGTTATGTATCTACAAGCACGGTTACTTTAATTCATAGGTTTGTGCTTGGCGTAATCTTATCCGTTACATCCACAACTACCGCAAGAGTTAACAAATTAATCAACAAGTTATTTGCGGTCACATCCACCACTACAGCATCACTATTTAAACAAATATCTGTTACTTTAGCCGTTATTTCGGCTACAATAGCAACATTAGTCCGTGAGTTTTTCCCCAAATTAGGGGCAGTAATTCGCTATACCTTTACGGTGGACTTCCGAGACAGGGTAACAGAGCTTTATAAAGAACGGTTGAGCGTAGTACAATTTAAAGAGCGTCTCGTTGACTTGTATAAGCAACGGAACGTCCTTGCAAACACAAGTAATAAAAAGGTCTCAAAATGAGCCAGTTTTCGTATAAATTAGTTCCAGAATCAGAGCTATTTAGCTTTGACTTTAACCCAGTTCTGCAGCCAACTGAAACATTATCATCTGGAACCTGCACGGCTATTACAGCCCAAGGCACAGATACCAACCCTTCTGCCATATTGTCAGGAAGTGTCAATTTAAACCTTGGCAAAGCAACACAACGAGTTATTGGCGGTGTCGCTGATAATACCTATCGACTAATTATGACCTGCACAACCAATGAAGGCAATACGTATACTTGTGTTGGTGATATACCAGTTTATTCTCCAGACGAGATTTAAAATGGGACACGCTGATTACTTACGGAATGGCGACTATAACGGTATATGTGATGCTTGTGGTCACAAATACAAGTTTTCGCAATTAAAGCTCCGTTGGGATGGTTTATACGTTTGTAGCTATGATTGGGAGATTCGTCAGCCTCAAGATTATGTAAAAGGCGTACGAGATAATATGTCTGTACCAGTCTCTAGACCGCAAGCTCCAGACGAATACAGCATTGTACAATCCACAATTCAATTAGTTGACGGTTATGCTGTCGACACATATACACTAGGATAATATATGGGCCGTCCTTTATATACTAATAACGCAGCCACTTATTTGGCTTTCGGAATAACCAATACAGCAACAACAATGCAGGTATCTGCTAATGCTGGAAACCTATTCCCAAATCCAACTGGTGGAGACTACTTCTACGTTAGCTTAATCAGTCTGAGTGGCCCAATCATTGAGATTGTTAAATGTACTGCTCGTAGCGGTGATATTTTCACTATTGAGCGTGGACAAGAAGGCACAACAGCACAATACTGGAACACTGGTGATAACGCCCAATTGCGTATTACTGCTGCTGGCATGAACTATATTGCAGGTTCTACTGCATCTACTACATTAGAACAGTCGTTTACAGCAACACAAGGTCAAACAGTATTTACATTAACTACTTTTGATTATTCCCCTGGCACAAACAATCTTGCAGTATTTGTAAACGGCTCTAAACAAGTATCAGGTACAAATTACTCTGAAACTAGCGTAAACGTAGTTACCTTTACAACAGGTCTTAATGATGGGGATGTAGTCGAGTTCCTGAGTAACCTTTCTGTAGCTGCTGGAACAATCTACGCAACTGACATTAACTATAATGAAGGCGCTGCAGGGGCAGTAACTCGTACACTAGAATCTAAACTTCAAGAGTCTGTATCTGTAAAAGACTTTGGAGCTGTAGGTGACTTTAATCCTACTACAGGTGTAGGTACAGATAACCGATTAGCAATACAGGCAGCGTTAGATTATGCTAAATCTGTTGGGAATTGCACCGTTTATTTTCCACAAGGTAAGTATTATTTAGGAACTGGGTTAACAGTCAGCACATCAGGTCTTGCTGCTCAGTTAATATTGGGGAGCCTTTCTACTACTAATAACTCCAACAATGTTACTTTAGATGGTCAAAATGCGTCCATCTATCAAGGCTCGCCTGGATGTATGTTGGCTATTTCAAATGCCAACAATACTGTTATACAAAACTTAAATATGTACGGATATGCTGGCGGTACATTAGGCGCAAGCAGAGAACGTGATTTATTAGTCGGTATTTTTCATTCATCTAAAAACACTACTATTACTAATTGCTATATTACAAACAGCCTTGGTTACACCCTATATACTGTTGGCGACCCTAACGTAGCTGGCGGTGGCACTACTGAAACTTGCCTTAATATTCGTATCCAAGGCAATACCATTAAAACAAGATATGGTAACGGTGTTTCGTCATATTTAGGTGGCTCTAAATCGTTATGGGCTATGGCTGCCGTTGATGTTCAAGGTCTTTTAGTAGATAGCAACACTATTTACGGCGTAGTAGACATTGAACCAAATAACGTATCAAACCAAAGCTCTTATGGTTGTTATATATCTAACAACCAATTTATGTCTGGGTATGTAACGCCTGTAGTACCTGCGGGTGTTTCTACTTATTGGGCTGATGAACCTATTGGTAAATCTGACTCAGGCGGAACAATTATTGCTCAAGGAATTAACTTGGGTGGTGCAACTGGCGCACCAGTAAACAACGACAACGTATTTAGCAATAACTCATTTGATTTTGGAACAATTACTGTAGGCCCAGCAGTATATGCTTGCACAGTAGCAAATAACGCATTTAGAGCAGGAAAAATTACTGTAGGTTCTACTTCAGGTGGAAATGTAAATAGATATTACAAAATTAGCAATAACAGCACTAATACAGTAACAGATGCAACAAGTGGTTTTATTGTATTTGGCGGTTCAATAAGCTATTCAGAATTTCATAACAATCTTGTAATAAATCAAGATATTCCAGTAATTAGCTGGGATGGTGTTGGAGGTGCTGATGCTGGCGGTAATACTTATGTTGGTAATTCTTCTTTAGTTTGCGTAACAAATCCAGCTATTAGTTTAAATGGAACATTACAACAATCCTCTACAGTTTTAGGAACAAAATCTGCTTCCAATGAAATATTAACTTGGACACCTACATTAACTGATGGAACTCATACAGCAACTTTAAGCAATGCTTTAGGTTATTATACTTTGCAAGGCCGTACTCTTTCATTTAACTTGAGAGTTACTGTAAGTGCTTTAAATAGTCTTGGGTCTAATGTTTATGTAACTTTGCCAATTGCAAGTAATAATACAAATAGTGATTACGCAACTGCATCTATTTTCCCTACTGCTGGTTATACTCCTTCAGCAAATACTATTCAAATATTAGGTCAAATTACTGCAAATTCAAGCCAATGTTCTTTATGGCAAATAAATAGCTCTGGCGGTTTAAATGCAATGGCTGGTACTACCAATATCGGCTCTACTTTTGATTGTGTTATTTCTGGAACTTATTTTACCAATTAATTATGGCTAATATGTTATTCGCAAACAATGCTAATACTACTTTAAACAGCGGTATTAC